CAAGACTCCCACAAAACTTATGGGCAGTCTCTCTACGATTTAATTTTACCTATGCACGATATAGCAACCTACTTATTGCGTAGCCGTATCGACAACATATCAGCAGCCCTTAACAACCTTATATTCGTTGACCCTACACAAGTGTCTGTACCAGACCTTGTGGACAGAAATCCTTGGGGTGTCGTTCGAACTCTGCCAGGCTCTAAGCCAGGTGATGGCGTATTTATAGCGCAAGTTCCAGACGTCACACGTGGACACTTCAGCGATATAAGTGCTATGTCAGAACTAAAACAACGTGTATCAGCAGCGTCTGATGCACAACAAGGTATACCGACACCAGACGTTAGAACAGCCACAGAGATACAACGTCTGACCCAACTCGGTTCACAGCGTCTAGGTGTACTAGCACGTGTCATGTCAGCAACAACAATGCGTCCTATGGTTCGTATGATGGTCGCCAATATACAAGATGCCCTTGCTCTTTCTGGTTCTGTCAAACTTGAGAAAGAAAACATGCCGTCACAATTAGAAGGTATGGTAGAAGATGGATACATGGATTTTGATGTATCTAAAGACCTTCAAGGGGACATTGACTATCTAGTAATAGACGGCACTCTTCCCCTTGAACCCACACGCAACGCAGAAACCTGGATGAACATGCTACAGATAATGAACCAGACAGGCTTAACAATGGAATACAATGCAGGACAAATCGCAGAGGAAGCCATACGTGCAATGGGAATAACAGACCTAGACAGGTTCAGAGTAAACCAAGACCAAATGAAGAAACAAGGTCCGACCCCATCACAGCAAATGCAAATCATGGAGAAGATGCGTGGCGCATCTGTCAAGTCTGGCGAGGACGTCAACAGAGAAGTAGAACGTGGAAACCTCGTTCCAATGAGAGGTGGTCAAGGTGGATAGTGACGTTATAAATTTTGTAGAAGAAAAATTTAAAATCTTCAAAGAAGAGATGCAAAAATCTTTTGACATCAATAACGAAATAATCAAGGAGAATAAAAGCCACATAGAACATTCTATATCACAAGGTCATCAAAGAGACATTCAAATTCAAAAAATAGAAGGAAGCATAGTTCAGTATGTAAATGAAACAAGAGAGACTTTAAAAAAAGAAATCAAAGAAGAAATCAAAGAAGAGGTTAATGAAATGTTTCAACAAATTAAAAGCACGATAGATGAATGTGTGGGAAAAATTAATGAGGTTGCATTGGAACAAAGCAAAGTAACCACAGCAGAAAAATATTCACTTACAAAATCAAAACTGATAAGATTGATGAAAGATATGGGGTATTATAAATAATGGCTATAACTAGACCTACTGGCGAACAACTTCGATTTCTTTCTGCCAACACAGGCGAACACATTCTCGACACCTACATGGAAGCAGCAGAAATAGGTGGACGTGCATTATCAGACTTACTCGATGACCTATTCGACCCTGCTAACAGTGGTACATTCCGTTCAGAAAATTTTGAGTTTAGATACAATGCAACAACAAGCAACCTACAATTCAGAGCAGGCGTATTCTCAAACTCAAGTGCAAGCTTTGTAGACGTAACAAGTTTCTTCAGCGTAGAAGGAACATTCAGCACATCAACATCTTACAACAACTTTGACCTTGTAACTGTAGCCAATAGTGACGTATACTTAGTACATGGTCTTTCATCACCTTCAACCTTCGGCTCGGAATCTGCATTCATCAGTTCGTCAAGCACGAAGAAAATTGTCGATGTATCAGGAGCGCAAGCCCAAGCCGCAATCTCAAGCGACCACAGAGCAGACGCAGCCAAGTACGCAATCACAGCAGAAGACACCTCGTTCACCCTAACCAGTACTAATGGTAGTACATCAGGTCTTTTCTCAGCACTTCATTATAATGCAAAGGCAAGTGCCAATGCAACAACAGCAACCACTCAGGCAGGTCTGGCAAGTGACCAACGTGCAGACGCAGCCAAATACGCATTAACTGCACACAACACAACATTCAGTTTAACATCAACGAATGGTGGGACATCTGGTCTTTACTCTGCCTTGCACTACGCAACAGAATCATCTAACTCAGCATCAACAGCGTCAGGCCACAAAGACACAGCATCAAATCACGCAACTGCACCAACAGGAACTCTATCATCTGGTTCTGCAAAAGCTTGGGCATTAGGTGGTGGTGCATCTTTTACAATGGCAACAGCCATATCAGGTTCTGACTTCTCGGCTAAATACTATGCAGACCAATCAAGCCAACATGCAACAACATCTTTAAGTCACGCAAACTTTTCTTTAAGCTATAGGAATACAGCGTCTGACCATAAAGACGATGCAGGCAAATATGCAAATACAGCACATAACAGTACATTTACACTGACATCTACAAATGGTGGCACGTCTGGATTATATTCTGCATTGCATTACGCTACAGAATCAGCCAACAGTGCAACAGACTCAGCAACTGCTAAGACAGGAGCTGAAACTGCTAAAACTGGTGCAGAAACAGCCGAGACTGATGCACAGACAGCTCAAGCTGCCAGTGAGACAGCTCGTGATGCAAGCATTAGTGCAAAGAATGATAGTGAAACAGCTAAAACAGCTTCTCAAACAGCACAGGCTGCTAGTGAAACAGCTCGTGATGCTAGTGTTGTGGCAAAAAATTCTAGCGAAACAGCTCGTGATGCAAGTATAGCAGCTAAGAATGCGTCCGAAACTGCTAAAACTAACGCAGAGACTGCTGAAACAAATGCACAGACAGCCGAAACTAACGCATCTGCCAGTGCAACGGCAGCAGCAAATAGTGCTACAGCCGCATCTAATACAGCCTCTACAATAGGAACTATAAATAGTTTATCTGATGTGATTATTACTTCAGTAGCTGATAATGAAGTAATAGCTTATGATAGTTCGTCATCAAAATTTATTAATCAAACAGCAGCCGAAGCAGGAATAGCTACTACTGCTTATACTGATACTGCTATTAGTAATCTTGTAGATAGTTCACCTGCAGCTCTAAATACACTTAATGAATTAGCAGCAGCTCTTGGTGATGATGCAAACTTTTCAACCACAGTTACCAACAGTATAGCAACAAAGATGCCACTAGCAGGTGGCACATTTACTGGAGACGTAACTATTAATACTGACGCTGTTATTGGTGATGATATAAAATTAGTAAGTGATTCTTCAGCAATACAATGGGGTGCTAATTCAGAAATATTTTTAGAGCATGTTCATAATCTAGGGCTAAGACTATATGGACAAACCCAAAGTAGGTTAGAAATAGGGTATGCTGCAAATTATATAGATGGTAGTACAGTTGGCACACTTGAAATAGATGCAACAAATAAAATAGAACTTGATTCTACTTTAATAGATGTGAATGGTAATTTAGATGTAAGTGGAAATATAGAATTAGGTCATGCAAGTGACACAACAATATCAAGAGCTTCGGCAGGAGTGGTCAATATAAATACAAATGCAATATTAACTACTGCAACTGGTGCTGCTATTTCCCATACTCAAGCATCTTCAACAATAACGGATTTTGCCTCGGCAGCAAGTGCTGAAGCAATCCCATTTGCTATAGCTTTAGGATAACAATATGCCAAATAACTTTAAATTAAAAACTAAACAAACTACTGCTTCTTTAGCAGACATGTACACAGCCACAAGTGTCACCACAACTATTATTGGAATGACAATGGCTAACATTAGTGCAAGTTCAGTTACTGCAAGTGCAAAGATCGTAAAGAGTGGTGGAACAGATATTTTCATTGTTAAAGATGCACCCATAGCTGTTGGCAGTTCTCTAGTTGTAGTAGGTGGAAATCAAAAATTAGTCATGGAAGATGGCGATAAAATTCAAATTGTATCAAGTGTAACACAAACTGTTGACGTGAGTCTATCTATATTGGAGATGAGTTAATATGGGCTATATAGGTCAAAATACAAATAATACTAATTTTCCAATAGATGTAGCACAACAATCAGATTTATTAAACGACCATAATCAACATAAAAAACACCTCAGTACAATAGATGCAGCAGGAGTAGCTAATCCTATATTTTCATCTTCAGTTATTACTGATGATTATGATTATTATGATGTTTATGTGTACGATGTAAAACTTACTTCAAATGCAAATAATTCATCAAATTATATTTGGTGCAGATTTTATCAAGGTGGCTCAGAAGTAACTGGTACAAAGTACATGACCAGAGGTTACCATATAGGTATGAAAAGAGGTGACACTTGGGAGACTGGTGGTTGGGCGCATTCTGCACAATATCAATTTTATTTAGTTGGTGCTAATCAAACTGATATTGCTCTTGGTGTAGATTCACAATCTACATTTAATGCTTGGTATAGGTTTTACAATCTGCGTAGCACAACAACTTACAAAGGTTTTAGAGAATTAGATGCTCAGTATTGGAGTTTCGATGATAACTATGGTTCACCATATTATGTACAACCATTTGGATTTTTAGATGATGCTACTTCAACTTCATACGATACAAAAGTTGACGGCATAAAATTTGGAGCTGGCTATGGAACTCCTTTCGTACAAGGTACATTCAAGTTGTATGGGTGGAAAAAATAATGAGTGAAACAATATACAAAAATGTTGATGGTGTTAAAGTTCCTCTTTCAGAAGAAGAATTAGCACAAAGAGAAATAGATATAAAAAGAGATATAGATAACTTACCGATGTTTAAATTGGAAGCTTTAAGACAGGATAGAACACCTCTGTTAGAAGAAGCTGATTATAAGATAAATACTCTTGTCGATAATGGTGCAGATGCAACTGCTTGGAGAAAGTATAGGCAAGAATTAAGAGATATTACCAATACGTCTGATTTAGATAATGTTACTTTTCCAACTAAACCAAGCTAAAAAAATGAGGAAAAATTGAAATGAGTTATATAGGCAGAGGCTCTGACGGCTTTGGATTACTAAATAAATATCGATGGGTTGCATCAGGTGGTGAGACTTCTATTGGACCTACACTTACAGACAGTAACGGAAATCAATTAAGGTTTACCGATAAAAACTTAGTTACCTTATTTAAAAATGGAACAAAATTAGACCAAACAGCCTACAATTTAAACACTGCAAATACTATTAGTGGATTAACTGCACTGTCAGCTAGTGATATTATTGAAGCTCATGTTTTCGATACTTTTTCTATAGCAACTTTTAATACTGTCCCAACAAGTGGTGGTACATTTACTGGTAATGTGAACGTAACTGGAACATTAACAGCTAGTAATGACGTTAATTTAATTGGTGATAACTACCATGTTTTGTGGGATAAATCAAGCAATGCACTTGAGTTTGCTGATAATGCTAAAGCTACATTTGGTACTGGTGCTGATTTAACAATTAGGCATGATAGTTCAAACAATAGTACTTACATTGAAGAAAGTGGTTCTGGTCATTTATTAATTAAAGGTGATGACGTAGTTATCCAAAACGCAGCTGGAAGTGTAAATCTTGCAAGATTTAATGATGGTGGTGCTGTTCAATTATTTCAACCCAATAGTAATACTGTAAGATTTGAAACAACAAGTACTGGTGGAACTGTAACTGGAACATTAACAGCTACTGCATTTTCTGGTGATGGTAGTGCTTTAACAAATCTTCCAGCTGCTGGTATGCCTACTACTGGAGGAACTTTTACTGGCGATGTAACTTTTACTGGAACAAGTTACAATGCTCTATGGGATAAATCAGAAAATGCTTTAGACTTTGCTCCTCAAGCTATAGCTAGGTTTGGAACTCCGTCTAATTGTAATTTATCTATTTACCACAATGTTGCAGATAATAGTGTAATAAGGCATACAGGAGATGATGGTGTTTTATATATTCAAAACCAAGTAAGAGATCATGCTATATATATCCAAGCTGATAATGGAGATGCGTCAGGTACTACTACTGCTAATTATTTTGAAGCAAATGGCTCTAGTGGTGAAGCAAGATTATTTCATTATGGTTCACAAAAAATAGCTACTAAATCTACTGGAGTAGCTGTTACTGGAACTCTTACGGCTGATGGAACTCTTTCAACTCCTTCAGTAACTATTCCAGCAGTTAGTGCTGATTGGACAATAACATTTAATGGTAATAATATTAGGTTTAATTATGGAGGAACACCAAAAATGCAGTTAGATACTAATGGTAATTTGATTGTAGTAGGCGATATAACAACAGATGGAACAATCTCATAATAGGAGTTTATAATGGTTTTTAAAATTGGTAGTACAACTTTTGATGGTGAATTAGTTGATGATTCAACTCCTCAATTATCAGGAGCATTAGATGTTAATGGAAATGAAATAAGTTCTGCTAGTAATAATAATGTTGTTATTCACCCTAATGGAAATGGTGCAACACAAATAAAAGGTTCTGTAACACTTAATGCTGATGATGAAGCTGTTAATGTTAATATAGCAAGGCACAATGGCACTAATGGTTTAATGTTGGGTGGATTATTAGTTACAGCTGAAGCACCTGAACTTAACAAATTAGATGGTTTTACTGGTAGTACTTCTGACTTACAAAAGATAGCAGATTATACTGGTTCTACAGCAGAACTTAATCTTTTAGATTTAGGAACTGACCAACAATTAGGTGTATTTAAAGTTCAAACTTCTGTTCCTAATAATGCAAATCAGTTTACTGGAAATACTAAAATAATAATGGTGTACTAATGGTTTTATCTGTTCTTGATCCTGATGGTTCAACAATAAGAACACCACACAATATTTATGTTCTTGATCCTGATGGTTCAACAATTAGAAGAGTGCGAGAAATTAGGGCATTAGACCCTGATGGCTCTACTATTCGTCACCCATTTACTAAAACAGACTTCTTTGATTTTTCTGGTACAGCTAACACACTAAATCCAGCAACAGCAGAAGTTTATACTTACACTATAGGCAATTCAACTAATAGTGGAACTCAAACAATTTATACTGGATATCAAACTCAACATACTGGTACACAAAATCAAACAAATAGTTATAACTGGTATTTTGGTGCAGGAAATCCAGGCTCTTCTAATGGCACAAGTTGGACAAGAGTATTCGGAAGTCAAACACAAGGTAGATATTTAACTGGTATAAATTACTGGCCCAACGCAAGTTCAATCCGAATGGATTATCAAGTAGGTGGTTATGTATATTATGCTGCTAATTTTTGTTTTGGTAATGTTGGTGTTTACAGTAGTAATGCAAATATCGCTGGTGGTTCTAACAACTGGAATACATACACACACTTTGTTGGTCCTACAACTTGGTCAACTAAATATCATGAACCACATGGAGGTCCATCTGTATCAGGTGGAACATCAGGTGCAAGTCCACAATACTCATTAGTTTCTGGTTCTACTGGTGGATATGGTTATTACGGAGGAAGTTACTCTTTTAATAATAGTTCATCTGCTGGTGTAGGTGTAAGAGTTTATGCATCTTTCTATGCAGGCTATGGTTCATCTATGCAAAGTAACGGATATATAAATGTTCAGATGGTTGGCACACAATATTATACCTACTACTTAACTGGTGTTAATCAGTCATCAACTACTGTAAATTTAGGTGCGTCATATTCTGTTAGTGGAGATGGATTTAGTGGTAGTGGTACATTTACCAATTCGAATACTGCTAGTACACACGCAAACACTTTGAAAGCAGGACTAAATAATATGTTACCTAGTGGTTGGTCTGTTTCAAGAAGTGGCAGTACTGTAACAGTAACTGCTCCAGCAAGTTCTGGAAATGTAAACGATATGTCAATAAGTATTTCTAATGGTAGTGGTGTTAATGGTGGAACAAATCCATCACCTGGCAATTCTTCTACAGTTAGACCAGCTTCAAATGTTAGTGGCAGTGGTTCTACAGTTCAAGGTGTAGGTCAAACTGGTAACTTAACTTCTGCTACAGTAACAAGTGGTGGTAATTCAACATCAATTAATTTATCTAATGGTGCTAGTACAGATACTGCTGGTTCTGAAATAGCAAATGCAATGAATGGTTTAGCTGATACTACTGCAACATATGATAGTGGAACAAATAGAATGACAGTAGTCGCTCCTGGTGATACATCTGTTTCATTAAGTAATCCTAATTCTTTAAGTGTATCGAAAGTGAGTTTATAATGGCAAGAACTTGTGAATGTGGTGAAGACACAGATGCTTTATATTATTACAAATCTACTGTTGAAGGTAAGTTTGATATATGGAGTGAAGTAAAATATGATACAGACCCAGACGGATATAAATATGACCCAATACCTTGTGGTATAAATTGTAAGAATTGGGAGAACTTTGTTGTCAAAGAGGAAGGTGTACCTTACTAATGAAACAATCTGTTGAACCAACATTAAAAGTTCAAATGAATCTGCAAGCACATGAACGTGAGTGTGCTGTTAGATATCAAGCCGTTCAAGATAAACTTGATAGCCTTGATAAACGTATGTGGAGACTAGAAGGTATGCAAGCTGTTACAACTTTATCTATTCTTGGACTTGTAATTTCAATCGTTTTAACTTAGGAGTATATCATGGGTATGCAATTAGATACTAAAAAAGTAATAACAAAACCAATCCCTAGTAAAGTAAAAGCTTTTAGGGCAGGTAAACCTATTCTTAGAAAAAGTAAAAAGATGGGTAAACGTCAGGGAAAATAATTGTCGTCTAAGTCAAGATTACAAAATCTTTCTAAACTTACAGAGTCTACTGGTTGGAAACAAATAGTAGCAGTAATGGAAGAAGAAATCGTTAAGTCTGCTATGAGTATAGCTGAAAGTCCTAAGATGGATTTAGAAGAAATTAACTTCAGACGAGGCGCAATATGGGCAGCAAAACAATTACTCGAAATGCCCAATCGTTTAAAAATACGCTATGAGAATGAAATTGCGTTAGAAAAGGTAGACGAAAATAAAAAAAAGAGTAATATAGATATAACTGAAACTTAATCTTCGCTACGGCTGAGAAAGGAAAAACCAAATGGCTACACAAAAACAAGACCCTCAAATGGCAGCAGACGCAATCAATCGTATTGCCTCAAACCAGTTGGGCGTTCCAACGCAACAGGCGCAAACACAACAACCTGCTCCTCCTGCATCACAACCACAAGCACCTAAAGCACCACCTAAAGACTCTGCCGCTGAACAAGCCGCTTCTAAAGGTTCGCCTGATACTGAAGGCGATAAGATGTCTGCTGAGGCAATCATCTATGAAATAGACTTTGGTGACATGGATAAAGAAGGCAACAAGAAAAAAAGAGAACTTACGCCTAATCAAATTAAATCTACATTCGAAAGGTACTCGGCACTCAACCACAAGAATGCAGTATACAAACCAATCACAGACGTGATTGACCAATATATGAGAGCTAATCCTGGTGTATCAACCAAACAAATAGCAGAACAACTGGCAAATATTTCAAAAGCAGGCGAGTCAAATCCCACAATGGGAAATACTCAAGGCGACAAACCAGGTGTTTATGAGAAAGACAATGCTCTTAAATCTGGTGATGTAGAAGCGTCTCTCAAGAAATGGGAAGAAGACAACGCAGTAACTCTACCACCTGGCTTTAGAGACATGATGAACATGTCTGCACAAGGCAATAGTAATGTTGGTGCTATGCAACAAGAGCTTGCACAGGTAAAAAACATGTTACGTCAAGTCGTAGCACAAAGTGCAGGTATGGCAGACGCAGCGAAAGCAGGTTTCCAAACTGGTGAAAACGCACAAATATCAGCAGCTAAACAAACAATAGCAAATAATTTAGACAGAGTTCAACAAGCTTTAGGTCTGGCAGACGGAGACGCACAAGAGTTTCAGATGTTTGCAGCAGAACGTGGATATACAATGGAAGACTTTGCAGACCCACAGCTTACAATTAAAGTAATGACAGATTACAAAAACAACAAATCATCGCCAGAGATGGCTAGACTTAGAGACATCATGGGCAAAAGACAAGCGTTTACTGGTAGCGTAGGTCAAACTGCCAATGCAGATGTTGGTGCAGGAGCATCAGAACAATCATCTCCCTCTACCTTTGATAGATTTACAAATAATGTAATGACTCAAAAAGGTTACTAATTACCAAAAACTTACCCCCTAGTTAAGGCATTTTCTAGGGGGTCTTTTTTTATAAGGGTAGACAGACTTATTATTATTAGTTAATACTATATATATGCGCTACGGCTCATATATATAAGAGATTAACGATGGACTTCCGTGAACCTCGCTTAAAATTTTAATTTTGTTTTTTTAAGGAGAAACTACAATGGCCCCTATTCAAGGCATGAGAGGGACAGGAGAGTTCGGTTCAGACTTCCGTCCTAAAAACTACAGAGAGTTATTCACTCTTTTAGAACCAAATGGTAATGCACCATTAAACGCTATGTTAGCTATGGGTTCATCAGAACCAACAGACGACCCTGAGTATAAAAACTTCAGAGACGAGTTGCCTGATAGAGTTATCACAGTTAACGGAGCAATAAACTCAACGTCTACAGCATCAATAACAATAGATGCAGCAGACGACAACAAGTTTGCAATTAAAGGTGCAATCGTTATAAACCAAACTACTGGTGAAGTTATGCATGTTACTGCTGATACAACAGCAACAACTCTTGCTGTTACTCGTAACATCGGAGGCACTTCTCACCAGATTGCAGATGATGCAGTCCTGTTTGTAGCAGGCTTTGCGGCAGCTGAAGGTGCAACATCACCAACAGCAATCACATTTGATGCTACAGTAACCAACAACTACACTCAGATTTTTAGAACTGCTTTCCAAGTATCAAATACTTTGGCAAGTACTTATCTAAGAACTGGTGATAAGATGGACGAAGCAATGACTAAGGCATTAAAATTACATATGTCTGACATCGAAAGAGCTATGTTCTTCGGTAATAAAAACGAAGCAAGTGGTTCAACTGCTACTCCAACTAGATACACAGGTGGTTTAACTAACTCACTAACTAACGTGGTAGACTTGGCAACAAGTCACGCTACTTATGGTGGTAGTTCTGCAAACAATATGACTGAAGACGGCTTAGATAAGCTTTTGATTTCTACTGTATTTAAATATGGTTCAAAGCAAAAGATAGCTTTTGTCGGTGAAACATGTGCAGCTCTATTACAAAAAATAGGTAAAGCACGTTGGCAACCAACAGCGATAGAAGGTAGCTATGGCATCAACCTAACACAATACAGCACTTTCGCAGGTGACTTGATGGTACACTTACACCCACAGTTCCGTC